TTGGGCTGTGGGCAGGGCACCCAGGATTCCCTTGCACGGAGTCAGCTCGCTCGGTTCGAGTCCTTGCCGTCTCGCCATGTTTGTTCCGGGATAACTCAGTGGTAGAGTGACGCCCTGTTAAGGCGGATGTCGGTGGTTCGAATCCATCTCTCGGAGCCATTGCCGCGCGGTAGCTTAGTCCGGCTTAAAGCGTTGCCCTCATAAGGCAAACATCGCTGGTTCAAATCCAGCCCGCGCAACCTTCCCAAGATCTCCGGTTCGTGTATACTCCCTGACATGAGTAATGACGGTCCTAAAATCTGTGTGCTGATTCCAGCGTTCAACGAGGCGCGCGTGATCGAAGGTACGCTCGATTCTCTGCGTGACGCCGGGTTCGAGTGCCGTGACATCTACGTTGTAGATGACATGTCGTCAGACGCGACGGCAGCACTAGCGCGCCGCAGGGGAGCCAATGTCTACACCGTCCCTGAGAAGGGCGGCTGCAAGGCGAACGCACAGAACCACGGGCTCGCTCACTTCCAGCTTCAGAACAAGTACGATTGGGTCGTGTTCGTTGACGCTGACTCCAAGGTCGAGTCGCAGTTCCTGAACGCGATGTACGAAGCGGCCGAGACTCACCCGGACGCTACGCTTTTGATAGGGCAGGTCAAGTCTGCCAAGAACAACCATATCTGGGCCGCTCTGCGCGCGTATGAGTACACCTTCTCGCACGAGGTCATCAAGGGCGGTCAAGCAAACTTCAACATGATTACCGTCTCGCCGGGCTGTGCCTCGATGTACAAGCTGGCCGACTTGATGAAATTGAATATAGACTCAGGTACGCTCGCGGAAGACATGGATCTGACGATACAGGTCCACAGGATGAAGGGGAAGATCAAGTACATCCACGCAGCTGGCGTCAGTACCCAGGACCCAAGTACTTTCAAGGACTACATGAAGCAGAATATGCGGTGGAACCGTGGCTTCTGGCAGATCATTCTCAAGCACAAGACGTTTGCGTTCACGAAGAAACTACCTGTTGACTGGTACATGATGTATCTTGTACTCGACACCCTACTACTCAATCGACTATTCACTCTGCCGATCCTGTGCTGGCTGTTCCCGTTAAAATGGGTAGGCTTTGGGGTATTGGTTGATATGCTGTGCTACTTGGGGGTAGGTGTTGTCATCGCGCTCAAGACAAAGCGCTGGGATGTACTGTGTAAGGTGCCGATTTTTTACTGGCTGGCGTATCTGAATCTGTACGCCTTCCTGAGTAGTTTCGTAGAGATTATTCTGTGCCGGAAAAAGATCCTGGCATGGAACAAAGTTCAGCGTTACGATTTTATCACAACCTAAAGGAACCGTTTCTCATGAAGACCTTATCGTTTGCAGTCGCTGCGATTCTCGCTTCGTCTGCTGTGCTCGCTGATGGCCCGCTCGCATACCCCGGTTCGTCCTGGGGTGCTGTGATCGCTCCAAGTAGCGTGATGGCTAACACTCCCGAGACCGGCAACGTGCTGTACATGGGTAAGATCACCCAAGGTATTGACTGGTATAAGTTCGGCAAGTTCACGTTCGACACATACGCCAGCTTCACCATCAGCGACGACCACAATCACCTGTCATACAACGACAAGATGATCCCGGCTGTTGGTATGCGCGTTGATCGCCACTTCGGCGACGGCATCGTTACTCTAGGAGTTGAAGAGTCGTATGAGCATCATTGGGGTGACGGCTGGGACGGCCGCACTCTCGTGAGCAGTTCAACCCCTGGTATGAATGGCGCTGGAGTGCAGGCGTATGTCAGCTACTGGTTCGGCTGGAACCTCAAGGGGAAATGAGATGTACTTCCCGTTCAACTCATTCATCGTCAACGTAGTTATGCGGTGGCCGGTACTGGCCGCAGTCGTTGCTGCCTGTGGCGCTTGCTACGCTGCCTACAAGGGGTAAGCATGAAGACGTTCTTTGATGTGGTCATGAACATTGCATCTTCTCCTGGGGTCATCGGCGTATGCATGCGTTGGCCTGCGCTGATCCCAGTTGCGGTGGTGCTGGTTGTTCTGTGTCACTACTACACATGACACCCGACTTCATCCTCCCGTACGAAGAGACAGCGCAAAAGGGAGCATATGCAGCGAGCCGCGCGTTGATAGTCCGTCAACCGTGGGCCGACAAGATTCTTGATGGCTCAAAGACCTGGGAAATACGAGGATCAGCTACCCACGTCAGAGGTCGTATTGGCATCATTCCCGCGCGGTCCAAGATGGTTTCGGGATACTGCAATCTAGTGGCAGTAAGGGGACCTCTAACCATCAGTGAACTCTTAGAAACTGTTGGTTTACATGCGATAAACCGCGAAGAGCTTCTCCGGCAAGGACCGCCTTATCCTTGCACGTACGCCTGGGTCCTGGAACAGTCGGCGAAGCTTGATCGACCGATTGCCTATAACCATCCGAGAGGCGCAATTATTTGGGTGCGCTTGCAAGACAGCGCGTAGAGAGGTTTTTCCAAGATGACACCTGACTTTTTCAACTGCTGCTTCGAGGCAGTAGGGGCGTATTTCATCGCGCAGCACATACGCCAAGTCCTGAAGGATAAGGCAGTGAAGGGACTCTACATCCCTGCTACTGCGTTCTTCATGCTGTGGGGTTTTTGGAATCTTTTTTTCTACCCTCATCTCCACCAGTGGTGGAGCTTCAGTGGCGGGCTCGCCATCGTGACTGCGAACGCTGTGTGGGTAGCGCTACTTTTGAAGTACCGAACTCGTATGTGCCAGCTCACGAACTGTGCTGATCGCGGCAAGCATCCGGCTGACGCTGACCACACGTACTTCCGCAGCGCCATAGACGACGCATGCTCGCTGAATGATATTGGTGCCCGGCTCGACAGTCCCGATCCCGCAACCCTCGAACCTTTTGGAGGTCCGTGATGAATGAAGCGCCTAAGATCTACGCCCGACAGTTCTCTCGTTGGAACTTACGCGGCGCGACCCCTCGCTACAACGCGAAGGACATCGAAGCGATTGACGTACTGCGCTCTGGGTCCAAGAAGACCGGGCGCGGCTTTCAGCCTGCAGGCTTCCGCAACGGCGCGAGGATACACCGATGACAACTGATGATGTCCAAGAAGGCCATGTTAATGTTGCTGCCTACAACGGCAACCTACCGGTCAACTTAATGTCGAAGCGAGAGCTGATAGCTGCCAAGCTATTGGCTGGCATGCTGTCTGGTAAGAGTCTGTACCACCTGGAGGCATACCCTAGGATTGCTGTCTTGAATGCAGACTTGCTGCTGATCGAGTTGCAGAAGTGACAGCGCTCGTAGTCTATACGTGCAAGACCTGCGGCTTAGAGTACAAGCGACGCCGGGACACATGGGCGTCAAAGGATACTTGCAGCGCACGGTCCTGCTACGTTCGGCACAAGACCGGACAAAAAACTCCTAACACGGCCGCGCTCGATGCGGCAAGGGCTGCAGGTGCTAAGAGCTACATTGGCATATGTGCCAAGGGGCACGTCGGCCCGCGATCCACGTCCAACTCTTCCTGCAATGAGTGCAGGCGCTTGCATCGCGGTCTCCGCAACAAGCCGAAGCACTACCGGGATGAGCGGGACACGACCTATCCAGGCGCGCTGAAGGTAGAGCGCAAGGGTCAGTTCGATGAGCATGGCATACGTCCGCCATTCAAGATGGAGTTGCTTCCTGGTCTTCACCCCACGGCCCGAGCATGGTTTCTCTCCCCAGCCCCCCGGTTGTAGTAGTTCCGAAGGCGACCCGCGCAGAGCTTCTCTCTGAGCTGGCGTTCTTCGAATTCGCTAATGGTGGACTCAGGGACACTAAGCAGGGCAAGGGGAAGTTCGACGCTCAGATCGAGGCGCTGAAGGCCGAGCTTGCCACGGTGCTATAATGGTGGATCACCAGGGGGTTCACACATGAGCGGAAGGGCTATGAAAGATGAGAGGCGCGGCAACACTGCCGGAGCTGCCAAGAATGGCGTAAAGCCTGCCAGCACGGTCAGCGGCGGCAAGTCAACGTCGTTTGCGAATTCTGATGCTGCAGCCAGCGCGAAGCGCGGCGGCAACGGTGTGGTATCAGACTCAGGCTCGGATATGACTAACTCTCGTCATGAGTACAAGCCAAAGGGCGGCAGGTAGCTATAGCCTGTTGCTGGCGCTACTTCTGACAGGCTGCGGCTCGTCAGGATCTTCAGCGCCTGTCCCGGTGGTGACTCCTCCGGTGGTGGTCCCTCCCAAGACACCCCCTGTGGTAGTTCCTCCGGTGGTCACACTGCCAGCGCCAACGACCGGCGTCATGATCCTCACCTGGGTAGACCCGACCGAGAACGTCAACGACACGGCGCTAACGAACCTCGCCGGGGTCAAGATCTATTACGACGACACCCAAACGATTACGATTGGTCTCGGGCAACTGATCTACGAGTTCACCGACGTGCCCATTGGAAACCACTGCGTCTCGATGACCGCATTCAACACGCTAGGAGCCGAAAGCGCGCACTCTCCGACCGTCTGCGAGGACGTGGAGTAGCAATAAGTTGATACGCCATACGCACTTAGTGCTATGTGCGGTAACACACAGACGGATTGAGAGCATACTGAATTGAGGAGACACAACAAACATGAAACACGCATTTAAGCTCGCGTTGGCACTGGCCTTTTTGATTGGCGGCGGCAACGCCTTTTCGCAGGTTCCGCCGATTAACAACGCAGGGACTGGCAACGTCGCCAGCGGCAACGTAGTCGGAAACAACAACACGTCAACCAGCACCAGCACCAGCACGACTACGGTCAATGGCTTGGGCTCAGGTAACGGTGCTGTCATCTCTGGTGGTGCAGGCGGCGCGGGCGGCTCAGGTGGAGCTGGTGGTGCAGGCGGCGCGGCTGGCGCTGGTGGAGCTGGGGGCACGTCAGTGTCCAATTCCCAGGGCGGCAAGGGCGGAACATCTTTCTCGAACGCTGAAGGCGGCAAGGCCACGGCGAGCAACAACGTCGAAAGCTCAGGCAACGGTGCCGGGCAGTCGGTGAACCTATCGAGCCCTCGGTTGGCAGCTACAGCCATCGCAGGCTACGGCGAGACGACAGCGTCATGCCGCTACCACGACGGGGCTGGTCTCCAGCTGCTGATCGTGGGCGCATCGTTCGGTAAGTCCAAGAAGGACGATGATTGTGCTCGGCTCGAACTCGTCAAGTACTTCTGCGCCAACAACGCGCCGGAAGCTGCCCAAGACGTAGCGTGCAAGATCTCATTCGTGAAGAACGCCCTGGGTGACGACTGTCATATGGAGCTTCTCTCCATGTGCGAGGTTGCTCAAATCGCGGTACAGGTTGATACGACTGACTTCGTCACTAAAGAACAGCTGATTGAAGTCGAACAGCGGCAGCTAGTGAAGCAGCTTAGTAAATAAGGGGACACACAATGGATTTTATCGGACTCGGTATTGCCTTCGTTGCCGGTGGCGTCGTAGGCGCAACGGTTGGGTACACTTGGTTGCACAAGCAACTAGCGTCTGCCCAGGCTGATCTCAACTCTGTCGTGACGAAGTTCGCCCCGGCAGTTGTCGCGGCTCACGCAGTCACCGCCCCTCCCGCATCAGCGGCTGCAGTTACGGCGGCGGTCGCGGCCTCGAAGGTGGCGTAACATGAAAGCATTACTTACGGCACTCGTTCTATCGGTCCTCGGCATGACGGCCGCGCAGGCTCAGGTCAGCATCGGTATAGCTGTCCCGGTAGTCTGTGGCGCATACGTCGGTGACGTAGGCTTCTACAACCCTGACTGTGGATACTGGAACGGCTACGGCTGGGAAGGTTCCGGCGTGTGGTTCTCAGTAGGGCATGGCGGCTACGGTCGTGGCGGCTACGGTCACGGCGGTCGTGGGCATGGTGGTTGGCATGGCGGCGGGCGTCATAGCAGCCACGGTCATCGCTAATGACTGAGCTTCAGTTCGTCTCCCTGATCCTGGCGCTGGTGTGCATGGCGGTCTCCGTCAAGCCTCCGGTAAAACCGTCTATCAACTGGATGACAGCATCCTTCACGTTCATCATCCTCACATGGGTGATCGGCGTGGGCAACCTTCACACTTGGCACTTCAACTAAGGGAACGTCCGTGTACATCAGTATCGGAGCGGTAGTACTCATCGTAGTACTGATCTTTCTCTGCCGATAAAAAAAACCCCCATTCAAGGGGGTTAATCTTCCAGCTGGGTAGGAGTGGACCCGGCTGGGCTGCGCGCCATCGCGCAATTCGAGTATTCTACCTTCTCGGCATCTCAGTCGCAACTACTACTGACTTGGATGCACCCTCGGGGATCGGCGCTACCTTGATGCCCATCATCTTGTTGAGAGCAGTCACCAGGGGGTTGATCTTCCCGGCGAACTCAGACTTCAGCCCGAGCCACGGATTCTGCACAGGATCTTGAGAGACCTCATCCATCGCTGCCTGCGAGCACATAGCCCAAATCATTGCGCGCTGCAGGGAGAGCTGCTGGCTCATGACGGCTACGATAGCTGTCAGTGAATCCACCAACGCCTGCATGTCGCGACCCGCCTGCTCTGCCTGTTCCATCCGGCGTTGTGCTTCAGTTATGTTCATGACTGCACCAGTAGCCGTGCGCGCCACAGGTCAAGGCGAAACGCCTTGCGCTCCTGGTGTCGGTCGTAGTGAGGGGTCCAGCTCTCCAGGAGCTTGATGGCGTCCTGGTACTTGCCCAGGCGCGCCAGCTCGACAGCGTCAGACTCGACTTGGAGCGATCCAAGGCCGTGAGCCATCGCGAGACGCACTCGACCCTTTGCCGGTGTCTGCCCAAGATCCTTCAGGCGTTCTATTTCCCTGCCTGTAGTCATGGCGCTCGTGCCTCGATGGCGCTTGCGCTGCAGTCCACGGAACCCGTTGAAGATGCCAGCACGTATGCGGCCGAACAGGCACTCGTTCCATGCCTCAGCGAGCTTGTTCGCGTACTTCGGCTTCTTCTGAAGATCCGCAAGAGGGACCTCATCAGGCACCGGTTCCAGCTGATTGACGTCGGTCTCTTTGACATGCACGTAGTCATCCTGGTCCAGATCTTCCTGTGTAGGCAGATAGCATTCAGAGATTGGGATCTCGCCGGTTTTAATTTCGTCCACGGTATCTCCTGATTGTAAGTTCAAGGGCTAGCATAACAGATGCCACGATCAAGAGCACTGACAGTGGCCAGCTCATCGACGTGGGAGGATCATCTCGCTGATGGTCCGAGCCTCGAACCGCATGCGAGTGTTTATGGTCATCTCTGGCGCTACCATTGTCGGCAGGTCAGGATCTGGGGCAGCCTGCAGCACAGGCGGGATAGCCTTCAGCTTAGTTGTGGCCGGGCACCACATTTCGACGTAGTGCACCTGTCTGCCTCCACGGTTCTTGCGATGACGCTCCGTGTAGCACATACCATAGGCAACGTGATGGACGACCTTCATTTGACTAGACTTCCAAACTTCTCGCGCAGGCGCGCGGCTTCAGCCTTGCGGCGGGTAATACATTCCTGGGCGGACTCGAACGTCCCGTCCGCCTTGAGCCTACACTCGAAGGTGACGACGTTGTCTCGCTCCAGGCGCTCTATGGCTTCGCGGCGCAGGGTGTCTTTGTGCTTCATGTCCACTTCTCCAGGATGACGGGGTTTGAGTACTCGCAGCGGCAGGCTACCTTGAACTCGAAGTCGCTGATGTCTTCAGCGTCGTACAGGATATGCACTGCCCACACTGCCATCTGTACATCGATGCGGATGAACTCTCTCATGCCTTGAACTCCATGCGCTTGGCTACCGGGAGCGGCGGGCGCTCCGCAGCCAAGAGCTTCAGGTGCAGGGCTGTCTGCTCCTGCTGGGTGACTAGCCTGCGCGTGTCGCGCGGGCGCACTATGACCTCGCCCCTGTTCCATGAGTAGTTCATGCGACCCTCCGTACAACGCTTATGAAGTTCCTGCTGTCTACGACCTGGGGATTGCCCCGGCCGACGTTGACGCAAACATGATCCTGGAACACGAGGTACTTGATGACGGTGCCCTTCGCTGCCTTGTACTCGGGACCGTTGCGGCCTATGCCGTTGGGCATGCGGAAGCGAACCGTGTCGCCAGCGTTGAGGTCTTGGAAGGTGTTGTTCATGATCGAGCCATCGCTATGCGGCGATCCTCGGCAGTTGCTAGGCGTTGGTCGCGCGCGCCTTCCGCGTATCCGTCCCAGCGGGCATCCTCGATCTTATTGTTGGCGCGTGACCGAGCGAACACCGCGCGGGCCTCGAACCAGAGCTTTGAGCCTATCGGGGCTAACCCGGCGAGGATCATGGCAGCATAACCCGTGGTCATCTGCTCGCGCGTCTCGCTGCGCCCCGTTTCGTAGTAACTCTTCATTGGCTGTTGCCTCCAAGTTGTGAGATTAGATTATAACCCTATTCGACCTTCGATATCAACCCGCCCTTCATTGTGACGCGGGCGAAGAACTCGCGGCCCTTGCCGGTCATGTGCGGGCGGTGCGCTACAGTGAGCACCCCGTCAGGGCGGTACTCGGCACCGAACATCGAGGTCTCGCGGTACTTCAGCGGCTGCCCTATTTCGGACTTCAGCAGCTTCTTTGAGTTGTACAGTACTAGAATTGTCATTTGAGTCTCCTGGTTTATTGGTTTGGAGTATACGCGCTTGCTGGCTGGCTGTCAACCTATCCGATCCGCATGCCAGTCTTTCGAGCTAGCATCCGGCCAGTACCGTCGCACCCAAAGCAACGCCCGCAGGGGTGCTGCCCAGTCCCCTTACAGCGGCTGCAGGACACCGTGGCGGGCCCGAGGGATGAGGGGGCTACCCTATGCACTGGTACGTAGACGTCGCCTCTCAGGTCTTCCAGCTGCTCCAGGTCGGAGAAGTCTGGGTTGGCTGGGTCACGCTGGGACATTAGCGTAGATCTCCGAATTGAGCTTGCCGCCATGTATGTGGATGAACGTCTCGCCGTTCTCTACGCGCCTGCGGCCACCGGCCTGTATCACCCGGCGCATACGGTCTTGCCATTCTGCTCGCGTCCAGCTGACATCGGCGTGGGTCTCGTAGCAATGCCCTGGGATAGGAGCGCCCCTCACTGGAACCACCGCGATTGCCCGTTGGGGCATCCACAGTCACTGGACCCGAAATATGGGTGCTGCCAGTGGAAGGTGTGAAAATTCAGCGGCACGCGCGTTTGGCACCCTACGCAGTCCTTAGTGTGCGCCTCTGTCTTAGCAAGTTGGTCCAGCACGCGCTGGCGCTTGAAGAAGCCAAAGTCGTAGATTTTAGCTGTCATGATTTAAACTCCGCACCATTGGGCGCAACTGTTTTCCGTTTGCATTACAAGGTAAAGAAACACGACCGTGAGTATCGCGATCATGATGCCGTAGAGGATCTTGCGTGTGCTCATGATGTTGTCCCGCACTCTCGTGAGATGATATGTATTTCGTTCATCAGGTCTCCATGACCTAATACCAGATCGGCGCTAAACTGTGCGCGCATGCGCTCGCACTGTGCCTCATGCTTTTCGCGTGGTGACTCGGTCGCGCAGCCCGTGAGCAGCAGCGCGAGCAGGGTGAGTGTCTTCATGCCTAGTACTCCGAGGGTAAGAGGATCGTCTTGTTGATGAACCAGAGCGTGATTCCTGGGGCCGGGAAGTCCGTGAACTCGATGTCCTGGGTGGTGATAGCCTTGCCGTCGCCATCCTCGCAGATTGCCTTGGCCGCGTTGCCGTTGTAAGTGACTTCGAGCTTCCACACCTGGAACTCTTCCTTGCGCACCTTCTTGTCGAGCTGGTGCGAGAAGATCAGATCGAGCAGCCAGTAGCCGCCCGTTGTGTCCGCGACGTATTTGACACCGTCAGTGAATACGATTCCGCCCAGGTGGCGGTACAGATTCTCGGTGCCGGTGAAGCCGGACATGATGCTGGGGTTTAGTTCGCTCATGATTGATCTCCTGGTTTGTATCCTCGATGCCCCTCGTGAGAAGGGCACCTGGGATACTGCTATCCGATTGTGTTGACGTGGCTCGGGTCGCCGCAGAGGAAGCTCTCGATGGCGATGTTGAGGCTGTCCATCAGGCGATCCGCATCGCCGAAGTGGTTCGAGCTGGCGATCACCCTGTCGCCGGACTGTACGTGATAGGTCTCACTCTTGTCAGTGAAGACCTGGGTGACCACGCGGAAGGCGCGGACGTAGTTCATGTTGGGCATCACTTGATCTCCGTGGCTACGATGTGACCGTGGGTGCGCGCGGCGAGCTTCTGCGCTAAGTCCAGGCGGCTGCACCAGCCAGCGCACCCGTAGAAACTTTTGCCATCGCTCGATACGTGCGAGTTTTTCATTGAGTCATCGAAGGCTTCGATGGACTCAGAGATGTGGCCCAGCTCACCCAGGGCGATCCATGCCTTGGCGTTTGAGATGGATTCCCAGACCATCCGCTTGTGGTCCTCCTCACTGCGGTAGGAAGGCTTCGCGAAGAACTCGCAAGTGCCGTCTACCCAGGACTGGAAGTAGGCGAGGTTGCGCTTCCAGTTCTTGCTCGCTTCGAGACCGCGCTCGGTGCGTGCCTGGGCGATGTCCCACTGGTTGATGACCGCGTGTGAGTAGCGCTTGCTGACGCTGCCCCGCTTGAAGACGCAACCGTCGATGGTCGCGGTGTGTTTGAGGTTCTGCGCCATGTTATTTGACTCCCGCGACCCAGAGGATCGCTTTGAGGATGGCTGCATCGATGCGGCCTACGAGGGTGTTGAGGGTTCGTGCTTGTGAGTATGTCATCTGTCTTTCCTTGTGGTCGTTGCGGCAACGATACTCGCGTCCCGGCCAGAAGTCAAGTTTCCGACCTATTGTCAAACCGTGCTATGATAGACGTAACGGCAAAATCGCGGTAATCCGCGCGCGTCTTCCCCCGCGTACAGGGCAAATAAAAGTGAGATAAATCAATGGCTACCCCGTTCAACGCAGGCTACACGTACCCGCAGCACCGTTTGTCAATTACGGATAACCTCCGCGCTGGCAACGCTGTTTCAGCTGCCGGACAGCTTAATGGCGTCCCGGTCGTTCTGCGTCAGTTTGAAAACCTCGGCAACGTAGGCGTCGCCGTAGCGAACAACATCCTCACGGCATACACAGCGGCTGCCTTAGTCACTGTACCCCCGAACGCTCACCCGATTGGCGGATCACTCGCAGTTCCGGCCAACAGCACAACTGGCGGCTTAGTCGCAACGATGGACTTCCCGCGCACGGTATCTGTAGTCAGTAACAACGCCGGGGACACGACCCAGACGGTTCTGATATCAGGGTTTGACTATTACGGCGCAGCGATGTCCCAGCTCCTCTCCCTAAACGGTGAAACGGCTGTGGTCACGCTCAAGGCGTTCATGTCTGTAGCCTCGATCACGTTCTCGGCTCTCACAGCTGGCGCGGTCACGGTAGGCACGGGCGCGGCAATCGGCCTCTCATACCTACTCGCGACGGGAAACATCCCGGTCGGTAGCTACGTGACCACGAGCACTGGGGTAGCGGCGGCTGATGCTGGCACGGTTGTGGTCCCTGACCCGACTTCCCCGGCAACGAACCTCACTGGTGACGTTCGGGGCACCTACCTCCCGGCAACGACCGAGGCAGCGGCAACGACGACTTTCTACTTGGAGTATGTGACCCTTGGAGGCCCGACGAACGCACAGGCGTTTGGTGTCACCCAGGCATAAGAACGTATCAGAAATATGCCGGTTCGTATCAGTTTCGAGCCGGTTTATATCTGAATCGTCACGGTTACAATGAATCAATGACTTACCCGTACAGGAACCGATTACTGTAGGGGGTCGGAGTAGAGAAAATCATGAGCACACCCACTAGCACCATCCAGGCGGATCTCGCCAAGCTCACGGCCGATTTATCGTTCGCCGCTGTGCCCGCAACAGTCGCGAATGTCCCCTACGTTTCGGCGACTGCGCCTACGCTAGGTGAGGCTCAAGCGATGGTTGCAGACCTCGAAGCGCGTGTAGGCACTATCGAGAAGCATCTGGGCATAGCGACACAGCGCGTCAAGACAGGATTTGCACAGTAATGCGCCGCCTGCATCTCATCGCATCCCCCATCACGTCGAACGCTGCAGGCTTCGCAGTCGGCGCAGCGCCGGTTGCCGGAGTACCCTGGACCCTGACTGCGGCCCCCTCTGTGACGAATCCTACCGGTCAGACGTATGTGTCGGCGAGCCCGGTACTGTTCACCCCCTCGGATGCGAGCGTCATTGGCGCTATCACGGTCACGGGATTGGATCGAAGCGGGAATACCATCGTCGAGGTCATCCCCTCCGCAACGGCTCAGGGTGCCACTGCATTCAGCACAAATGCTCTATTCGCCACGGTCACGGCTATCGTAGCCTCGGGCAGTTCAGCTGGCGCGACATTCGTCATCACGGCCGTTCAGACCGGATCCCCGGCGCTGTACCTTGGCACGATCACTGGCTTCGCTGCCCTGGTCGGTCAGGATGTCACCTTCTCAGGATTCGCCAATGCGGCGAACAATGGCACGTTCACGGTCACGGCCGCGACCGCCGCTCATATCGGTGTGGTCAATGCCTCGGCTGTCGCAGAGACTGATCCCACTACCCTCACACTCACGGCAGTCGCGTATGCTGCTGGCAACAACACGTACACAGGCACCATCACGGGTGGTGGCACGAATAACTTCGCTGGTGCGACCATAGTCGTTGCTGGTTTCGCCAACGCCGGGAACAACGGCACGTTCACGGTTGTGAGTAATTCCACGACAGTCATCGTTGTCGCGGACGCGGCTGGCGTCACAGAGTCGCACGCAGCTACAGCCAAATATGGCACGACTGCATCAGCAGCGGCTGGCGGTGGATACACCATCGAAGCAGGCTGGGGCGGAACGAACTACTCACCTTGGCTGTGCGCTGGGTTCCGGCGCGCTTCAGTCTCGGCAGCTGTACTAAGTTCGGGCAACTACAACATCGAGAGCACGGATCAGAACTTCCTCGATCCGTACTCGTACCAGTACTACGCGTCGCCTAACAACCTTACGAATAATCCTAACTGGCCTGTACTCCAAGGTCAGCCAAACCAGAGCGGTTATGAGGATGACGGCACGTTCTCAGGCAGCTCGCTAATGTCGAATGCTCTATCGCTGGCTGCACCGGCAACGGCTGCACTCACGGTTGGCTTCGTCACGCCTACACCGCAGATGCATTTCGCATACCGCATTGTGACCACGACTGCTGAAGTGCAGCTCGATGTGAACGTAGAGCGCGCATAGTGTGGCGGCGTCTACCATCGTCACTAGCGGCACCTGGAACTTCAGCCCGGAAGTAGCTGCATACATCTCGGAGTCAGTCGAGCGCTGTGGGATCAACCCGGCGTCTATGGATGTCGAGCATCTGATCTCAATTCGTCGTTCGCTCAACTTCATGTTCGCAGCGTGGACAGCGCGCGGCTTTAAGCAGCCCTGGATGACGACGTACTCAGTGACGCTCACGCAGGGACAGATTCAGATCCCGCTCATCAGTCCCGCCATCGATGTGTTCCATTCCTACCTGACTCGGGATGGCTATGACGTTGAGACATACAAGATCAGCCGCTCAGACTACGAATCGATCCCTGACAAGATGCAGCAGGGTCGGCCGACGATGTATTGGGTGAACAACAACACGGTCAATGCCAACGGTGCGCCAGTCATCTACATCTGGCAGGCATCACAGAACGATACGGACATCTGGAATAGCTCGGTATTCAACCGCGCTCAAGACGCCGGGCAATCCAACAACACGCTGTTCATTCCCTACGTGTGGACTGAGGCAGCTGTATGCGGGCTCGCAGCCAAGTTCGCACAGAAGTGGCGACCTGAGCGGTATGCAGGGCTGAAGGTTGAAGCGGCTGAAGAGTTCAAGATCGCTATGGATAGCACGCGCGAGAAGGCTAACACGCGCATTAGGGTACGCACGAACGGCTGGGGTTGGAAATGAACGCCGTTCTTGGGCGGGTAAAGGACAGCGTTGTGGTGCTTGATGCGCTCAAGGCGTATCTGAAGCGGGGAGACTAACATCCCATACGCACGCGACAAAAACGCCATTGCCATCTGCAACCGCAGCGGCCAGAAGATGCTGCGTAAAGACATGGTCGAGGATGGCTATCTACGCGGCTTGCTTGTGCATCCTGAGTGGTATGACGGCCCGCAGCAGCAGGAAGAGCCGTTCGATCCTGAAGAGGGTATTGCCATTGAGAAGCCTGCGCCGGACAACGTACAGCCCAATGCTATCCCGCCTGTCATCACTGGCGCGATAGTCGCGGGCGCTGCTGTGCTCAACTGGACGCAGCAAGACACGCCTTGGGGCACGCTTAAGTGCTGGTATGTCTGGAGCTTGACACCAGGGAATGCGACCTACCTGCGCATCGCACAGGTTTTCCCGGTCATTCCGGTGGACCTATTCATCCCTGGACCTGACCTGATCGCTGGCGATCCGCCTCCAGTCGTGACTGGGCTCACCTACACTGACGATGCATGGGTGAGCGGCACGTCCTACTATGTGACAGGAACATGGTGGGGGCAGAATGAAGGCTTGACGCCTACCGGCCCGAGCAACGTTGTCACGCTCTCATATCCGGTGATCGTCCTGACGGCTGGCTACGTAGGCTTCGATCAGTACTATGGATTCGTGGACAGCTACGGCTCGATTGCTCCGACGACGATCAATGGGTACACGGTCATCAGCCTCTATTCGGCTGACAATGGACCGCCGTCCACGCTGAACATCTCTATCGATAAGCTCGGTGGAGTCATGCCAGTGCAGGGCATGTTCACGAGCCTAGGGTTCACTGACCAACACGAAAACGCCGTCCTGGTGGACACTTCAGCTGCTACCTATGCGACGCACGGAACGTATGCGACGTGGGAGTGGGATCTTACGAACGCTTCACCATTCGCCAATCATGGCGTCTATGACATCACGGTGATTTAATGACTGGCTTGGCATTTACCTACACGACCCTCACGAACGCTGCGCAAACATGGCTCGATGACACTGATTCTGATTGGGTGAACGCGACGACGCTGGCTCAGCTGGTCTACCTGTCAGAAAACCGGGTTACAATAGACCTGGATCTCACGATTTTCGATACCGTATCGACCGGGCAGTCCTACGCGTCCAGCAACACAACCGGCCTTGTGGCGCGACCTTCCGGCATCATCGTGACAGACGCGCTGGGATACCTGATCCCAACGGGCTCGCCATCGGCTGGTAAGTTCGTCCCGATACTGCTGCGCGACTATGGCTGGGTGAAGGACTATCTCGTCCCCGGCTTTACTGGTCCTCCGCAGTATTATGCCGAGGTTGACATCACAAACTGGATCATCGCCCCGTTCCCTGATGTGACCTATGGTCTCGTCAACTGGGGACCATATGCGCCTGCATCGCTGAACGACAGCGGCAGCGCAACATGGCTCAGCACCAATGTGTCCGAGCTACTGCTCCTAGCGATGTTGGTCGAGGTATCGCTGCTCCTGAAGAACACAGCGCGACTCTCGGCAGCGATGACGGATTACACGGCGAAGCTCAGCAGCGACAAGGTTCGCATGCGCGCTCTGCGCCGCAAGGACATGTCAGTGCTCCAGGGCGAAGGTCTTGGGATGCCAGATGGAAAAACACCGGCCTCTAACCCGGCACAGGAATAGGTAGATGGTCTCATATACACCGGCATTAGGATTGACGCTTCAGGTTGCTGGCACTGACTCCAACACTTGGGGCGGCGTTGCGAATGCTCTCTTCCAGATGTTGGAGAACTCCATCGCTGGCTACGATGCGATCACGCTAGGCTCTACCAACGTAGATCTGTCTGCGCCGACTCCAGGCTCAGCGAGCCCGGCGTACAACGCGATCCTTGCGTTCAATGGCACGCTGTCGGCGAATATCATCGTCACGATACCGAACGTCAACAAGACCTACCTCGTCAATAACGCGACCTCAGGCGCATACACGGTGACGTTGCAGACAGCAACTCCAACGACTGCGCTTGTGCTTCCCCAGGGCGGCGTGACCTTATGCTACTGCGATGGCAATCTAAACGTCATCAGCGCAGCGGGCAATGCATCGACCTTGGGCGGCTCGGCCGCGTCCACATATGCACGACTCGATCCGAACGTAAGCAGCACTGGCGGTGGTGTCGCTCCGAGCAACGTCAACTTCAACCAGAATAGCTACCCGTTCTACCAGATACCGTACACGTCAACGCCGTCTCTCGACGCGTTCAATGGCAACAGCCAGTTGATCGTTCTGACTGGAGATGCCGCGTTCACCACGACAGGCGTTCGTGATGGGCAGCCGATGACATTGATCGTTGCCCAGGACAGTGGCGGCGCACACGCGTGCTCGTTCTCAAGTAGCTTCGTATTCCCGAACGGCAACAACGCAATCGACCAATCAGCCAATGGCTTCACGGTCATCGAGATGGTATTCCTGAACTCGCTCGACGCGTGGATCTGCAATATCCCTGTTACCGGCTACACGACAGGCTCAGCTGTGCCGTTCGCCATCACGATCTCAAACAACACGCACAACTTCAATCTGCTCGCGGCAATGGGCGGCACGGTCTCAGGCACGCCAAACATCACGATCACTGTCGCGCCGGGAGTCCTGGTTAGTTCGATGACGCCACTACTGCCTGCGATGGATCTCTCAGGCATGCCTTCTGGCTCAGTCGTGAACCTCATCAACCTCGGCTACATCCAGGGCGGTGGTGGATATGGTGGTGATGGCGGATGGCAGATCATGACCGGCTCAGGCGGCAACCAGACGGGCATTTTATCTCAAGCTGGTGGCGATGGCGGTCCCGCGATCTTCGGGCCCGGCTCAAGCACGACGCTGTACATCACGAACTCTGGGTACATCTGGGGCGGCGGTGGAGGCGGAGGCGGTGGTGGACTTGGCGCAGCTAACTCAGGCGCAGCAACACTAGTTGCCAACGGTGGCGGTGGCGGATGCGGTGCTGGCGGCAATCAGCGCTTTGGTAAGGGCGCGACCGCAATCAACCCTGACACCGGATCATATCCGGCGACAGATGGCGGCTGCTCGATCATCGGCATAGCTGGTACTGATGCCAATGGTGCCGGTGGCGCTGGCAATGCATCAGGCTCAGGCATGGCAGGCGGCGCTGGTGGCGATGGCGGCAACTGGGGTGCAGCTGGTACGGCTGGCGGCGATGGCGGTGGCGGCACATACACTGACGCAGGCGGCGCAGCTGGCGATGCTGGCAACGCTGTCCTCATCAACTCTTCGGCGGTGACCTTCAAGACAGGAGGATTGACTCCGCACGTCAAGGGAGCAATCGGCTAATGGCTGCTCTCACTCGCCCCGGAGTAGGGTTGCAACCAGGAGCAGATAACGAACCTGCGCTTGCCGCTGCATCTGCTGCGCCTAAAGCACCGGCACAGGCCGATTCTGCGTCTACGAAACCGTCAGACTACCAGTCATACTCGACCGCTGGGGGAAATAACCCCAACGCATCTACGGCCGCTACTGGCGGCGGGCTCACCGCGTTTCAGTCGTATGAGGCTGCGCATCCTTCTCCTCCTCCGACTACGCAGACGACCACACCAACGTCTCCGCTCGCAACGTCAACGTCCACTACTCCAAAGGCTACGATCACCCCTACTGTGCCGGGTGCTAAGCCAACTACTACTCCAAAGACGACTGGCACAAGCTCTGGATCTGCAGCGGCTCCAAAGACTCAGCCAGGCCCATTCGGCGCTACTGTGCCAGCTGCTAGCAGCACCGGCTCGACCACAGATGGATATGGCGTCGTTATCCAAAACAGTCCTCCAGCTACTGCCAGTTCGGCCGCTCTCGTCAAGGACGCCGGAACTGGTCCTGGTGGCATCTTCGAGCCAATGTCTACTGGGTATGGCGGCGCTCTAGTGAATGACCAGACGAGCGGCACATACGGTGTAATGAACGGCGGCAACATGACTGCGGCTCAGGCTGCGGACTATGCGAAGACAGTCAACAACCCAAACGCTGCTAACAACAGCGCGGTCATCAACTGGTCCAAGGCATTGCCCGGCGCGCAAACGTATGCAGGATCGACGAACGGTCAGCAGGTCACAAAGGACATCAGCTCAGGCAACTATGCCGCAGCATTCGCCCTGGCTAACTCAACTGGCGGTGGCGCATACCTTCTGCACGGTGCAACGCTCTCCGGGTTCGGTGGCGACTCGATCAATACATCACAGCAGTATGCAGCGTTCTATGCGGCTGCTCAACCGTATATCGCAAAGCTCAGTGGCACACCATCAGGCGGCACTGGGAGGGTAGGTGGAGGCGGTGGACCCAGCGACCTCAATACTGAGTGGGGCAACGACACTAGCACGAGCGCTACTACTGACTACAACACTACGAAGGGAGGCAAGGGAACAGATCCAGATCTAGCGACCTACGCCTCTAACGACACAGCATACGAAGCTCAGAACCGCGACAATAACATCGGCATGGGCGTGTTTACTATCGATGCTGCAGGTATGTTCCTCACCGCAGGGGCTGCAGGCTCTGCCATAGGTGGAGCTATGGGTCTCACTGGCACAGCAGCATCGGCGGCTGGCGGTGCAACCATCGCAGGATTGCAGGGCACCGCGACAGATCTAGTTGAAGGCGAAGGTATCGGAAAGTCTCTCGTAGGTGGCGCAATAGACGCAGGAGAGGCCGCGCTCAAGCCGTACGTTCAGGGCGCAATCAGCAGCGTTGGTAGCTCGATTGGTGGCTCGACAGGTATCAATATCCCATCTGGAGTGGGGAGCACCATAGCAGGGGGAGTTACTGGCTATCTGCGCAACGGTGTGGCCGGAGCCGTTCAAGGCGCTGGCGGTTCGTTGCTCAACTCTCTCCCGTCACCGTCAGCTGGATCATCATTCAGCGGTCTAGGTGGTGTTGCCGGTCAGATCGCAAAGGTTGCTGCTCCGACCGTAGCAGGCGGCGTGCTAGCTGACAACACTGGCGGCGAAACGGGCGGCACGGGCGGCTATTGGAATGGCTACGGACAATGGATCGCTGCAGGCGGCGACTCATCCACGAACACACAGAAGAGCACCAGCACTGGCACTGGCTTCACGCCTACCAACAACAACGTCACGCCATTGCAGGCGCACATTCAGGCTCGCGCAACAGCTGCTCAGCAAGCGCAGACCCTCGCGGCATCGCGAGCGGCACGTAAGCAGAAGTACGGCTAATGCTTAAGTTACCGTATGAACGGCAAAAGATCGAAGACGATATGCTGCCGATGCAGGTTGCTCCAGGCATCCTGTCAGTGCTCGCAGACAACGAAGCTCAGGGGCGATGGAAGCTCGGAAACCTCGTGCGCTTCGCTCCGTCATCCGGCCTCGCTCAGAAGATAGGCGGATGGGTTGACATCACTCCTGGCACCATCGTAGGTGCATGCCGCAATACGCATGACTGGCAGTCGCTCGATGGTCAGCAGTGGACTGCGATTGGCACGAACTCACACCTGTACATCTACAACCAGGGCACGATCTATGACATCACTCCTGTGATCTCTACCGGTACGCTCACGAATCCGTTCACGACTACAAACACTTCAACTTCTGTCACAGTCATAGATACCAACTACACCAATCAGCAGGTTGGTGACTACGTCACGTTCGCAGGCTTCTCAACGTTCCACGGGGTAACGCTCAATGGACAATACGAAATATACGACGTCAATGCACCAGGGCAGTACACCATCATTGCAGGAAATGCTGCTACTGGAAATGGCGCTGGCGGCGGCACAGGCAGCGCTAAATACAATGTTGCCTCGATGGAAGCAAGCTCGGTCCTCCAATACGGCTGGGGCACAGGCACCTGGGGCGCAGGTACGTGGGGTACACCCCGTGATGGACTTATCCACTCAGGATCATCCTCACCGTATTCTCAAGTCTCAAACCTCTGGTCCCAGGTTGGCATGTGGTCCCTACAAAACTGGGGGGAGGATCTCATTGCGTCTCCTCGCGGAGGCAGCATCTACATCTGGAAACACTCCACAGGACCAGGGGCCGCAGCAGTACTGATCTCGCCGAACGCGCCGCTCTACAACAACGTCGTAATCGTTGCGACTGACCAGCGCCAAATCATCTGCTTCGGCACGAGCATCCTCAATGCTGACGACCAGCCAACAGGCACGCTCGATCCGAACTACATCGCGTGGTGCGCGGCTGAAGACTACACGACATGGTTCCCTGCGGTTACGAACAACGCCGGGGACCTACGCTTGAATGCAGGCTCAGGCATCATCGCCGTGACGAAGACTCGCGGCGGATACTTCGTTGCCTGCACAGATAGCTGCGCCTACTTCACTCCTACCGGCGACACGAACGTGTATGCATCGACTGGATTGGGCAAGAGCACGCGCGCAATGGGACCTAACGCGGCCGTGGACTTCAACGGCATCAGCTACCTCATGGCGGTGGACAACTTCATGCTCTACAACGGCACACTGTCAGTGATGCCGTGCGACGTGTGGAACGAGGTATTCGGGTCACCGGAGACCGGCACGAACCTCGATCTGCAGCAGTCTGAGAAGTGTTTCGCGTTCGTCAATCGCACGTTCAGTGAGATCTGGTGGGTTTACCCGAGCGTTGCTGGCACTGGCGAGAACGACTCCTACGTCTGCTACAACTTCCTGCTGAGCGTGTGGAGCACTGGCACATGGCTAGGTCAGGGCGCGTCTGGAAACAACATGGGCGACATCAACCGCTCATGCGGCCATGACGTGTCGGATCAGTTCTTCGCGCCCTACATGTTCTGTTACAACACGGCTGCCAACACTTCTAGCATGTATCAGCACGAGACAGGCAACCTTGCGAACGGCTCGCCGAACTTCGGTGAGTTCATCGAGTCATGGGACGTGGACGTAATGCAGTCTGGACAGCTAGTCAACACGCACCACATGGTTCCGAACTTCAAGGGCACGCTTATAAGCACGGCGACTGTCGGCCCGTTCGTACTCACAGCTGCTGGTGTGGCTGATGCCGGATCAACGATCTACACGGGCACGCTCACCGGAGGCGGCTCGAATGCATTCGCTGGTCTTACCTTCGTTATCACTGGGTTCGCTGACAGCACAGACAACGGCACGTTCGTGTGCTCTGCATCGAGCGTCACGACAATCACCTTGGATAACGCTGTGGCGAATGGCGAGACGCACGCAGGCACAGCAACTACGTCGCCTTCAACTATCCCAGGCACTATCCAGGTCGTGGTGAAGATCCGCAAATACCCTGTTGATGCCTACAAGCTCAAGGGACCATACACAGTGACTGGTCTCACGCAGAAGGTAAGCGCGCGCGCCAAAGGCCGACAGATCGCGATACGCGTCTATGACTCCGCTCCTGGTCTCGGCAGCACCGCTGGTATCCCGTGGACAATGGGAACGTGGCGTACACAAACGGGCGAAGATGGCGATAGGTAATGGTCAATCCTGTCGCATCTCCGCGAATCATACCGATCAACTTCACCAAGACCTATGAGCACGAAAAGCAAAATAGGCTCATGCAAGACGTGCTCAGTCTGCAGGATCGCGTCACTGCGCTTCAGAGCGCGATCAACGAAGCTGGTGGCACAGTCCCTGGTGGCGGAACGACCGGCTATGTCCTGACGAAGGAAGCTGTCGGCTACGGCTGGCAGCCTGTTGACGCGCAAGTATCCTGGGCAGACATCACCGACAAGCCTACACTCTTCCCGATGCAACCGGCGCAGTTCGCGAACCCTGCGCTCACTCCAAACTTCCTCGTGCAGAAGCTCGACGTCGGCCAAGTGCTACTCGCGAGCGGATCGACACAGGCAGGCTTCGGCTTCCTACCATTCGGTTACCTCGCCGGGGTGGATCTCACGAGCCCGACAGACGGGCAAGTGCTCGGGTTCTCAGGCGGTGAGTGGAAGAACGTCCCCGCGCCTGCGCCAGCATTCTCCGGGCTCACGACCGGCACCATCTACACCGCGACTAGCCCCACATCAGCGAAGTTCCTGCCGCTCACTCTGCCGGTCATCCAAGGTCCACCTGGACCGCAAGGCGACCCTGGTGACGACGGACAGGACGGCTGGAGCATCCAAGGGGCTGCAGGCAAAGCAGGAGCCTCAGGCTTGCCTGGATCGGCCGGACCCCCTGGCATGGATGGCACAGACGGCGAGGACGGCTCTCAGGGCTCCCCAGGGGCTGCTGGACCGGCTGGCGCTGCTGGACCGGCTGGCTCGCAGGGATTACCAGGAGCGGCGTTTATCCAGACAGACTGCGATGACCCTGATATGCCTGTCATTCGTCCGTTCGATAAGAATGACCTGGACCGTCTTGGGGTAGCAGTAGGA